AACGCGGGAGAACCCGAATGATTCGAGTCGGTCATAAAAACGCTGGCCGCCTACTCGATGGCCGCACACATGACGATCTGCCGTGGCGATAAACACATGGCGCTATCGGATAAAGAACACGCCTGGCTCATGAGAATGAGGCCAGCGGCTGATAAATACTGGGAGGACCTCACGGCCTTTGAAAAGAAATTCATCGAGGATCTCCTGGCGCGTTTTGAGATATACGATCGACGAATAATGATCAGCAACAAACAATGGGCTATCATCCACAATGTTTCTGAAAAAATCCTACCATAACCCTGCCGCCTATCAGTTTTAATGATTCATAGCGTCGGCCCAGGGTCTTTTCGTCGTTTTTCGCAGCCCAGGATACCCGTCACCCCGTTTACCATATTAAATCAATATAAACATCGGTACGCTTATAAAAGAATAGCCGCCAGTTTACCCAGTTTTCCGGCACCTTTACCCTATATAATTACAATTCAATGTGTGAGAAAACTTAAGTATATAATATATAAGGAGAATGTAAAATATAGGAGAGGTTATTGAAAAAAACTGGGTTAAACGGCACCTGCAGCCAGATCAGGCGGCCGCACGGCACCTGGCCGGGTTATAAAACGAATTAAAACCACATAGGTAGATGAATATTTGCGACTCGGAATTGCATAGCCAGGTCCGCCCCGTCGTTTTAATCATCCGGCGCCGCCGGTATTCAGAACTGGCGGCAACAGCGAGTGGTCTTTTATGATGTAGAAGGGGAGGGGGAGTAAAAAGAGTATTAAAGGTAAATGATATCTAATAGTTGAATTATAATGAGCCTGGACTCCGGCAAAAAGACTGCCAGAGCCCAGGAATTTGATTAGATGACGTTCGAGTAGATTGTCTTTATCTCTGATGGCTGCACGCAGAGATATGTCAAGGTTTGGCGCTGTGTCGCGTGGCCGAAGACAACCATGAGTTCCGGAAGGCCGACGCCGAAGTGGACACGCTGCATATACCCCCAGGTCTTCCGCAGAGTGTGGCTGCCATAGTTGCCCTTGAGATTGATCGCACGGCACCAGGCCTTCACAAGGGTATTGAGATATGGCACAGTAAAACGCCCACGCTGGCCCACAAAGAGATGATCGTCGTCGCCATAGGCCTTCATGGCCAGGACCTGGTTGATCACTTCGATACAGGCCTTATTGAGATTGATGCGCCGCAGCTTGCCGGTCTTTTGTTCTCGCAACGTGATTTCATCGAGGGCCTTAAGGCCACGCACCTGGCCGGCTTTGATATCGAGCAGATCCCCGGCGCGTAGGTTCGTGTTGATACCCAGGACAAAGAGCGCGAGCTGCGCCGGCCGGTCCTGCAGCAGCTTTTTAATAGACTGGATATCCTTCAGGCTCCTGATCGGCTCGACCACGATCTGGCTACCCGCCTTCGGATGGTTGAAATTCTCACCTTTTCTCATCAGCTCACCCCCTTTAAGTATTTGTCACTTTCTACCATATACTTAAAAGGATTGTCAAGCTCTTTTTTTGTTTTGAGAAGAAAAAACAATGGGAAGCCGCGCAGGCTGCACATCTTCGCCGCTTTCCTTCTCACCAACAAATACATCATAGTTAATGAGTTTCATTGAAACCGACTTGCGAGAATTGCCCAGGCCGAACGACCGGCCGCAGCCACGATAGATTGCCCGGCGGTCCGGGAGGCGACCTGGCGATCTCCGGCGCCGGGATCTCCGGGCCCGTTCCTTCTTATACGGCAGCAACCCGGCTGCCCTGGTACGCGCTTGCATGTCACGCTTGCACCCTGACTCGCGCCACGCGCTCGCTGTCCTCTGCCCTTGCCGCGAACCCCGAAAACCGGAAACCCGGAGACTGGGACTCCCCCCCCCGCCTCATCCCTATCGCTCTCTAAATTTTTCAAACTTTTTCATCCTACCCTACGGCAGACTTCCAACGACACACACACGTCCGAAAGAAACCTAAATAAATGGGAGACGGGTATCCTTGCGGACATGCTTTGAAACCATTGTCAAGATTTTTTTTCATATCATTTTTATATCATATAACCTCGCATGGCTTCACATGGTCACTTTTCCCGGCTGCCGCACCAGACTCATAAAAAACCCGTGTTATATATGCGTTCAAAATCGTGCCACATCTATCAAGGGGAAACGGGTATGCATTAGCCATGAGCCGACTCAACAAGATAGACCACATGGGCCTCGCTATAAAGATTGATGAACTCGCCGGGGCCGGGATTACCAAGACAAAGGATATCGCGTTGAAGTTACGCGAACTGGGCTTTAATGTTTCGCAGCCGACTGTATCCCGCTGGCTCAAGCAGCGCCGGGAGCAACAGAAGTCCGATACTCAGAAGATTGTCCAGGACCACGTCAAGGCAGTTGTCCCCGCGGATCTCATCGCCCTGGAGGACATGGAAATCCAATGCCTCGATCTTGCCAAACTTCAGAAGGGCGACTTCGGCCATCGCCTGGCTGCGAAGAATATCAATGAAAGGCTGGACGCCTGGCTCGACATCTTACGCGACCTGGAGGGGCAGCCCCGCGACAGTTCCGATTATGCGAAAGCCAGATATAACGCGATTAAAACCATCATGGCAGAAGCGCTGCTTATGGTGGGCAACGAATTCCAACTTGAGAAGATGCGGAGCTCCAGCCGGCGAACCGCCATTATGATTATAGATCTGAAACTGCGCCACGCCCTTGGATCGGAAGGCGAATCCAATGTCTTTATTGCCGGCGAGGATGAAACGAGAACAGGCTGCGGCCCTGATAAATCAACAGGCAATGTCTTAACTTTTCCCGGAGAGCATTCATAATGCCAGCTGAGGACCTTCGTTTAACATTAAGCCCTACACAACTTGACTTCGTCCGGACGGACGCGAATATCGCGCATCTTGTCGGTCCGATGGGTGAGGGGAAAACACATGCCGGCATCGCGGCCATGATCTACCACGCCAAACGGTGTAATATAAACCTAAAGGCCGCAATCATCAGAGATACGCTCGAAAACATCAAGACCTCGACCGCGCAATCGATTATGGAAATCCTGGGCGATTGGTGTCAGTTCAAGGACAATTATAAGAAGCTGCATATCAAGACACGACCCGCCGTCGACGTCGATCTCTTTGGCATTGACGACCCGGCAAGTATCTCCAAACTTCAAGGGCCGCAATATGGCCTTATCTGGCTGGAGGAACCGGCGCCAATCCACGAAAAGGCTAACGCCGGTTTGCCTTATGAAGTTTTCACAATGTCACTCGCACGGTGCGGCAGACAGACGGGCTCCCGCCCACGCTTACAGATTACACAGAACCCCGGCGATGAAGAGCATTGGTCAACACAACTCATGGACGACCCGGAAGAAATGTTCTTTGACCTGGGCGACGGGATCATGGTTGTTGTGACAAAGAAAACCCTTAACATTCCCAGGGGTGAAAATAAATATCTCACGGCACAGCAACGCGCTATGAACATGGCGGCCTTCAAGGACGACCCGGGCAAGTGGGCCCGCTATGTCGAGGGCATAGTCGCCAGCGTTCAACTCGGAAAGGCTGTTACACCAGGTTACGCGCCGCATATTCATTTCTCGCAAAAAATCCTTCCGGTATATCCTAACCTTCTCGGTTTCCGCGGCTGGGACGGCTATCAGCATCCATGCGTCGGGATCGCACAGTATAACCCTCTCGGTCAATTCGTCATTCACGATGCCCTTTATCAGGCGGGCATGGGTGTCCAGGAACTGATCGAAGAACATTATATGCCCCTTGTTGCTACGCCGAAATATAAGAACAAGATAAAGGGATGGCGGGATATCGGCGACCCATCAATGCGAACACCGGACCAGAGCACGCGCACAAAATCCGCAGCCCGGCACATCGAGGATAAGCTGAAAACTCATTTTGAGTCAGGCCCCACGCGCTGGAATAACCGCATCGAGCCCGTTAATTATGCGCTCAAGCGACTTTTATCAGAAGGCAGGCCGTCTATCATCCTATCGGCATCGGCTGTTGCGCTGCACCGGGCACTCAAAGGCGGCTGGCGCTACAAGACCGACAACAACGGCAATATCCTGGGGAAGATTCCCGTAAAGAACGAGCACTCGCATCCCGGCGAAATGTTCTCTTACCTGATCTCCGTCATTATGCCGCATAACGTGCAGCAGGATCTGAAGAAGTTTGACAAGGAAGCATCGATGAAACGCGCCATGAGTTACGGTTCCGGCGCGACTCAATATGATAAGCAGACAGTTAGGCAACCCGGTATAATTTTTTGATATGGCGACAAAAGGAATTAAGGAAAAAAGATGGCCGATGCACTTCGGCGGTCCATACAGTAAAACAGATGGAAGCGCCGTTGAGGGCTATAAATGCACGGATTGCGGCGCAGAGACATATCCGGAGAATGGTCATAGCGGCGAGCCGGACGCGGGCCGTTGTCATGAGGATTGCCGGCGTGATGACGGCGACTGGAGAAATGGCGGCGGGAACAAGCGCATATACAGCAAAAATTTTGACCGGATATTTCCCAGTGCGCCCTGCGCCGGCCTATAGGAGAAGGAATGTGATCTCTGAGGAAGAATATCAAAAGGCGACAGTGCAAATGAGAGAGGCGGAAGAAATTATTTCCACCTATTATAAAGAACAAGTTGAAGCTTTCCGGAAAAGGCTGGCGGAAAATCCTATCTTTACGGATGAAGAACTGCGTTACTCAGCAACGGCGCTTTGTCCATGTGGTCATGGCTTGGCATATCCCAAAAATTGCGAGCCTAATTATCACTGGGATTGCTCGGCAATTCTTAAGGGTATCGCTGACGATAAGGATCAACACACCGCCCTGCTTCCGTTCGTATTTTACAAGGTAACGGGAGAAAGCGAACGAAATGGAACAACACGGGGAGTGCGATTGCCAGCACGACATTTGTTCTTTGACGGAGCTAAGGAGAGAAAACAATGCTCACCACTCGAGTAAATCCAAAAACCGGCAAAGAGCAATACTGTCTTATTTCGACAAGCAATGACCGTGTCCTGGAATGGTATGGCGAAAAAAAACCCAGCCTGGCAACGGTTGCAAAAACAGAAGCCAGAGTAGAAATGTTCAAGCATATGAAGAAAGGTTAGCCAAGAATGGCACTCTTAGAGAAAGACCCGGCGCAAGTATTGTTGGAACGAAAACGGGAAATAGAGCGCAACGACGCTGCTGTTATGTCGGGCTCGATAGACGAAAAGGAAATGGCGGAACGCAAGGAAGCCGCCAATGCTTATGCAGGCGAGAATGAGCAACACTTCGTAGATTATATGATGGATTGTATGAAAAGCTCCGTGCGCGCCCATGAGGATATACGCCGGACGCAAGCCCATTGTTACCGTGTTTTTCTCGAAGATGAACCCGTAAACTATTTCAATAAAGAACCCTGGCAGAGCCGTATCATTGTGCCCAAACCTTTCGGCACCGTTCAATACGGAGCCTCGGCTGTAAAGAGGGCATTCACGCCGAAATTCCTTTCCATGACGAATGTGGTCAATCAGGCAGCCGGACATTTCTGGCAGAAGATGATCGAAACACAACTTAATGAAGAACACGCGAAATTTGTTCTACGCTTCACGGACGCGACGACAATGGCCCTGGCTGTGGGCATAAGCATGGAAATGATACCGCGCTGGGTGCCGGGGCACGGCATGGAATTTACACTTATCGAACCGTGGAAGATACATCGCGACCCGGACGCCGCGCCGCGTGACCCACAAAGCGGCATGTATTGGATTCACCAGGAGTGGCTGGACTATTTTGTCTTAAAGGAGGGCGAGAAAAACGGACGTTACTTTGAAGTGGACCGGGCAAAAGAAACGACTGAAAATGATAGCAACCCCTGGCTCACAAAAGAAGCCATTGCCGCCAGGAAGGGCATGATATGGGAACGCTCGCAATTCAGACCCATGATACTCACGTCCGAATTTTGGGGCATTGTTCTTGACCCGAAAGGCAATATGCTTTTGCCTAATGCGGCATATACAATGGCGGGCGGGCGCATCATCGAAAAACCCCGCGCCTGTCCCTATACAAGTTTGCGTTGGCCCGGCATTTCCTTCTCGCCCATGCCCGATCTCTTGAAGTTTTCCGGCAGAGGCCTGCTGGAAGGCATATTAACGCTGTGGGAATCCATGTGCAACATCATGTGCCTCCACGAAGATAATCTCAAGTGGATTGTAAATCCCATGACGGAAATAAATATCGACGCCCTCGCAGATCCTCGCGATGCGGCAAGCGTTCCCGGCAAAGATTATCTTGTCCGCGAAACAGTCTCCGGAGCGCAGGTGGTGCGCCAGGTGCAGCGCCGGAGTGCTACCAATGAAGTCCTGGCCAACATGCAATACTATGACCAAAACTTTCAGCGCGGTTCTTTCGTGACCGATGCCGTTCAAGGTCTTCCGGGATATAGAAAAGACATGACCTACCGCGAAGCCGCCATGAACCTGGACCAGGCCCTGGGCGTCTATTCGCTTATGGGTGAGAATATAGAAGCCGGTGCGATATGGGCAATACTTGCGACCGCGGAAATGGTGAGCCGCTATGCTTCATATCAGGATTATCTTGATGTTTTCGGCGCGGATAAATTAAAAGAGTATGGCATAGAGCCCGATACGGCAAATCCGGGCGGCATAGTGGGTGTGCCGCCGATAGCCGGCTCATTCCATGTTTCCGGTATTCAGTCCCTTATGAAAGAAAATGAAACACTCACTAACCTGAAACAGGTTGTAATACCTCTTGCCGGCTCGCCAACCTTCGCGAGATTTATCAGGCCATATAAAATACTAAAGGCGCTGGAGCTCCGCACAAACCTTACGGACGAAGGCATCTTTGTCACAGATAATGAAGCTAAAATGATTGAGGCCCAACAGTATCAGGAGTTGGCAGACCAGGCGGCGGCGGTCAAACAAGCGCAGGATCTTCAAAACGCACACACAGCCGCCGATCTGATGGGGAAGATGGAAACTCTACAGCCGGCGGCTAAACAGGCATATACAGGCGAGGCATAACATGGGAACCAAAGGCAGCGTCGAAGTAGATATCACAACGGGCAGGCCCCTGGAACTTGTCCAGGCCGAACAGGCGAACACCGAGAAGGCGAAGAAGGAGAGTCTTCTCAAGGAACGAATGGAATTTCTCAATCTGTCGCAGACCGCGGACGGCAAGAAGCTGCTCGCCCTGGTTGAAAGGAAACTTCTCGACCGGATAGGCGACCTTGTGAAAGCAGACCCGGAAGCGCAGGCCTACACCAAGATTCTCAAAGACCTGGGCATTAAAGAGGTCCTGGCCGAACAGGCCGCGAAAGAATACCTGTCACAGTATAGTATAGAAAGGCAAAAATGACACAGATTAGAAAATAAGACAATTTACTGGATTTTCCTACGACGGTAGGAGATAGCCAAAAAATATATCCCGTCAGGGATTAACGAAGAGGGTTTCAGTCGGCGCCGACCCGCTACTGAACCCTCTTTTTTTTGGCGATTGCGATTAAGTTACTAACCGGCCCCGTGAAACGGACAACGCCGGGAAAAAATAAGGAGGTTATATGGAAGCAATACAAGAGCAGACCACGCTTAAACAAGACCTGGACGTTATCATAAAGGAAGGCCTGGAGATTTTTGAGCCCGGCGCACCCGAAGGAGATGGTCAGGCACTGTTAGGCCCTGCAAAAACAGATGAAGGGAAAATCGTCGAAGACGAAGCGGCCAAAACAAAGGCTGCGGAAGAAGCTGCGCGGGTTGCTGCCGAAGCGGCAAAGACAGCCGCTTTCCGTTTCACGACTCACGACGAAGCGGAAAAAGGCTACAAGGAAAGCCAGAAGGTAATTACCTCGCTGTCGGAGAAAAACAAAGCCCTGGAGCTGGAAGCTCAGAACCTGAGAACCGCGGAAGCGCGGAAGAAGGAAGAGGCAACCGCGACGGCGAACTTCACGGAATTTTCCACAAACCGCAATTTTCAGGCACTGGAGGAAATCGACAAGCTCGACCCGGATCAGCCCGATTACAAGAAAAATGTAGCCGCGGCCTGGGCACGCGCCCATGTGGATATCCGTAACTATGTGCCGGCAGCACCGGCGCCTGTAATAGCGGCACCTGCGCCGGTAATAACGGCAGAGGTAGCCGCGCCGGTAATAAAACAGGAAGACATGAATGCTATCCGGAATTATACCCGGACTGTTATTTCCAAGCCGGAAAATGGCGGTTTTCAACCCGACGATATTCTATTCTGGAGTATTGCCAGTCATGCGCCTTCCAAGGACGACAAAGGCGAACCCATAGCGTTAGACGACCAGATTAAATGGGCTCTCGATCAAACAAACAAATACCTCTCCGCAAAAGGAAAAGGAATGAGTGAGGCCGAGCGCGTTGCCGCGGCCAACAAAATAGCCACAGAACGGGCGAAGACGGAAATGCCCCTGGGCCGGTCCGGCGCAGAACGCGCCGCGGCGGTTAATAACGAAGAGGACAAACCTCTCAGTTTGAGCGACGCCGTCACACAATCCTTAGAAATGCGGAGACTCTGACCAATAACAAGGAGGAACTCTTATGGCAGGAAGAACCTACACCTGGAAATATGACGCGGCTTCCGGAACATATAAGAGCCATGCGCTATCAGCGGATCTCTTGAAGCTCGCGGCGTTAAAATTCAAATTCGTGCCGTTTACAAAAAAAGTGACGGCATTCGGCAGGAAGATGGGTGAAACCGTCACGCTGCCCTATTACAAGGCGATTGCGGAACCGACTTCGGCGCAACTCGAAGAAGAAACAAGAATACCCATCGACCAGCTCCAGATGGGGACATACACGATCACCATTAAAGAATGGGGCCGGGGCGTTGAATTTACGTCGTTGGCTGAAGACCTTTCGGCTCTCTCTCCGAATGAGGGCGCGCAGAAGGTCCTCAAAGATCAGATGGCCCTGTCGATGGATACGGCGGCGGCCAAGGCCTTCACCGGCACCAACGCCAAGATCGCCTTTATCCCGACGTCGCTTACCGGCGGCACCTGGGACACAGACGGAACCCCGTCAACCGCTGCGACGGTAAACCTCACGAAAGACCATATAGGCGTAATCCGCGACTATATGGCAAACACCATTCACGCCCCGTTCTATGATGGTGAATGGTATATCGGCCTCTGTGCCACGAAGGCGCTCCGCGGCCTGAAGAACGACCGCGTGATCCAGGCCTTCAACATGTATCTGCAGAAGGGCGATATCCTGTATCGCTCCGAAGTGGGCATGGTGGAACAATGCCGCCTGGTGGAAATCAATCACGAAAACGCCCTTTCCGACAGCATCGGGACAGGCACTGTCCTCGGCGCATGTGTGTTTTTCGGTGAGGACGCGGTAGGCAGAATCGAGATCGATTTTCCACAGCTCCGCGCAGACATGAATTACAGGTCCGACTTCGGCAGAAAGCGCGCCGTGGCCTGGTATGGAACCGTGGCCTTCGACGTCCTCTTCCAGTCCAACACAGACAGGGAAGCCAGGATTGTGAAGGTTGCTTCTTCGTAATAGCGGGCTCATTCGTAAAATAACCGGAAGCGGCCGCTGGCGAAAGTCGAACGGCCGCTTCCCTCAAACAAAAAAGACAAGGAGGATTTACTATGTTGTCACCTGATCTCCCCATCACATTGCCCTACGAGAACATCGTGGATTATTCCGCGCTGACAGACGACATCCTGGGCTTTGACATGGACCAAACAGCCAAAGACCTTGCCGTCTTTAGCATACCGTTTCGCTGTGAAGTCATTGAGGCCGGGCTGGTTGTTACGGAAACAAACGCCGGCGGCACCACAACGCCGGTTGTCGATTTCGACAAACGCATCCTTCCGGGCTCCGACGCGGGACGGGTAGATGAAGCCATTGCCCATTTCGTCCTTTCCACAACGGCTGCGGGCAAGGTCCTGTATGACAAGGCCGCGATCGGCACCATCCTGGACCCTGGCGCCGAGGTTGTGGTTCAACTCACAACGGCAGCCACCGGCGGAAGCAAGGCCGGACATGTGCGGCCCTATCTGCTTGTTAAATACAGGCCGGAAACGATTGCGAACCTCGCCAACAAGGTTGAAACGGCATAAGAGCCCCAACCCTTAACAAATTTTTCCTTCATAACGAAGGGAGGAAAGGAGAGATACGATGGCTGATTTAGCAAGCACCGATGTTACCGTCGCAGTCGCCCCAGGCGACCGCGAGATTTTCGGAGCCGGCGCTTTCAAAAATGGAGTGCTGGCGCAGATCGCCTTCGGCGACGGCGCGAAGACCTATCCGACAAACGGCGTGCCGCTGCCGGATAAAGGCGCTTTCGGTTTTCGGAAGATAATCGACCTCGGCATCGTGGAAAATGCACCGGGCGACGGTTTTGTCTATAAGTATGACCGGACGAACCATTCTATCCGGGTTTACACACAGGGTGCAAAAACCGGAGGTACCGCGCCGGCGGCAAATGAAAACGGCGCCCTGGCCAAAAACTCGGCAGGCGCAGAAGCGACAGCGCCCAGACTGCCGAAGACTGCGGCTTCGACAACCTACGACCTTGGCCCGATGATCGAGTTGCCGGCAGCGATTACGCTGCCGTCAACGACGCTGAAACTCCTCTTCATCGGGGAATAAAAAGCGATTTTGGACAAAAGGGCCAGGCGGCCCTGGCCCTTTTGATTAACCTAAAAAGAAGGATGGTTATATGCAGAAATTATTTGTGAAACAGGGCGACGAAATGAAGGAGATTCACGTCCTCCGTTCCTGGCAGGATATCAGCGGCAGACAGATATTCCTCCATCACAACGGCGTGTATGGCTATAAGGACGGAACCCCGGTAAAGAACATTACAGAATTTGATATTATGCCTATCGAACACAGGCAACAGGCCGTGGCATGGTGGAAACGCGGCGGGCAGAAACTCTCAGCGGACCATTACGCCGAACAGGAAAAGAAAGTTCAAGAAAAGGCCGGCGATTTCCAGGCCATGATGGGCGACGGCAATACGGCCCTTGATTCAGTTTTATATACGCGGCGAAGCAAGAAAGGCGGCGCCGTTTCTGCGCCGCGGTCCTGGATGGAATGGTTTGAAAAAAGGCCTGATTGGTGGGGCCAGGCAACTCATATCCAATTCAATGATTATATATACACAATGATCGCGGTGGAAGAAGTGACGGCACAAACTATACCGGCTCCCGGAAGCGAAGAAAGAGAAGCGAATCCGAACGCTGAAGGAGTGTTACCGAAAGAAGCCAGGCCAACACCCGGCTCGTTAGGCTTTCTCGGCGACGGCAAAAAAGCCGGATTCTAAGAATAACGGAAAGGGGCGCATGATATGTCCGGTCCGATAGCAGATGATCCTCTCCGGAAATGTCCGCGCTGCCAACAGATATTTTTGGAGGATAACCGCATGTATATTATACCGGACCAATGCCCGGCATGCGGTTTTGTTCTAAGTGACTGGGTAAAAGGAGGCGAAGGAGATGGCGAAAACTACTAAGGCAGAGATTGCTCCGGCGACCCCGGACAAGAAAGACGAAAAATCCACGGTGAGTTTTAATTTTCCCGAAAAGGCGAAGGTGCAGCCGGAGAATTTTTCCGGCCTTTCGATCGACGAGGAAGCGACGATCACTGTAAAGGGCAAACTCCGGAATCTTTCCATTAGTGAGTGGGACAAGAGTAAGTCTATCGGCCTTGATCTCACTTCCTGCACAATCGAGATCCCGAAGGAAACACCCATGTCGTTAGAAGCCGGCCTGGATTATGCCAATAGCCAAAGAAAGAAGGTCTGAAAATGGACGGAAAGGGGCTTACGCAGGCGGTCCTGGATTGTCTCGATACAAATGCCATATCGAATCTCTACGCGACCCAGCGCCGGATCTATGAATGTCTCGACCAGGCTGCGGGCATCTTCTGCCGCGAAACAATGATTCTTCGGAAGACATTTTCAATTACTACCGAAAGCGGCAGGCAGGCATACGATCTCCCGCCGGACTTCATCAATCTTTCCATAACAAACCGGCGCGGGAAGTATATCATCAAATACTACGACGGCAGCAATACCTGCTGGCCCGTAGAGGCGCCTTATGACGATATCTTTTTTGATAATCTGACGGATTATCGGGACGTGCCTAATCGCTTTACGATAATCCCGAAAGAAACGGCAGGCGCCCTGATTACGGGCACGGCGACCGCTGCCGGCGCAAAAGCCAACGGTCAATGCACTCTTGAGGACACAACAAAAGATTTTCTTGTAGCGAATAAAATATATGCGCGGGACCTCGTCCACAACGCAGACGATAAATCAAGCGGCTATATCCTTGAAGTAACGGATGCAACGCATCTTGTTACATCTCTCTTTTCTGACCCTGGCGAGAAAACATCCGCCTCCGACTGGACCCTGGACGACGATTATACAATCCAGCCGGCAGTTGAAAAAACACTTTACATCGAGGCCCCGTCAAATGCCGCCGGACACACTATCACAATTCCCTATGTCTGCATGCCGAACCCGGTATTTTCTGATTTCGGCTTCTGGCTCTTCCCGCCGCGGACGTGCAAGGCTATTGCCTACGGCGCCGCGTCCATTTTCAAAGTAGGCAAGAAGGAATATACCGAATCGGCACAGATAGGCGGTTTTTTCACGGCTGAAATAAAGACACTCAAAAGAGAAATTGCAATCGAAGCCCTCCGCTCCAGCCGGAGGCAACCTGGACGATAAGTATATTACTATTGCTATATGAGAGGCATAAATGAGCGGCACAGAGGGAGATCGTGAAGCAAGACAACAGATAGCATTCGATGGGATATGGTCGCCCTTTACAGACCCGCTTCACGTCGGCGAAAAGAATTATGTCGATATTCAGAACTGGCGCTACGCCCCCAGCGGTCCGCCCCTCCTGGAGGGTGTTTCCGGTTACACGAAAATTACGCCCGACGCCATGGCGCTCGTTTCATATTTCAAAGCCAGAAACGGCATACAATTACGGACGCCTTTTACCGTAAAATCCCGGCTTCTATTGCAATGCGAGAATATCGACGAATCGGCATCGGCTATCATGCAGCAAATCGCAAACAGCGACGCCGAGGATGTTCCTAATCAAAAAAACATGGAAGTTGCGCCGCTTGCTGTTGATGAGGCAGGTGCGGGTTTGGGCCGTTTCGCCCGATGGCCTAATAACCAGGTAGCATACTGCAACGGAAAAACCGCACTTATCTATGGCGGCGATGAAATAGCGGTGGCGAAATTTTATACATCGGCGGCCGCGGTAACAGACGCGCTCACAGACGCGAAGGAATATACGGAAGCCGTAAGCAATTCACTTACGGGCGCCGGAAATATCGCTGTAATCGGTGCCGGCGCCATGACCTGGGTTATCGGCACGACAAGACGCATCCAGGCAATAACTTATTATTTAGCAAATCCGAACACGACAGGCGGGGCCAACGTTACGGGAAAGGAATGGGACGGCGCGGCCTGGGCCTCACTCACAATTACGGACGGCACGGCGGGGATGGGCCACAACGGCAAGCAAAGCTGGACATTCACCGGCGAAAACGCAAAAGTCAAATTGCTCGAAAACAACCTCTATTACTGGTATCAATTTACACTCAGCGCCGGCGCCGTAGACATCAACCAGGTTACAGTCGATTGCCCCATACAGACGGTCCAGGATATATGGGATGGCATTCTTCGAACAGCAATAATCGCCAAATACTGGAAAAATTCCTCTACTGCCTTCATTGATTATACAAACGAAATTGCCGAGGCCTGTGCGGCCGTTATCACGGCAGGCTCCGGGAATATCGCCGATCTCAGCGGCATGACTACATCAGATACATTCGAGCTTGCCTTTGTCGAACGCGCATGTGCTTTGAAAATTGTAATGTATGACAAGGAAACGGGAAAGGTCAATACCAACGCCGCTAACCTCATCATCGAATACTGGGCAGGGGCTGCTTACACCGCCGCTTCCGCCCTTGTGGACGGCACTTCTGCTTCCGGCAAGACATTCAATCAGCATGGGTTCGTTTCCTGGACGCCGCCCGCCTTCGGCTCAGAACTGCAGCGAAACCGTTTTGGTATCAATATGTGGTTTTATCGCATTAAGGTCAGCGGCACTCTTTCCGCGACCGTCTGGATAGACGTAATTCAGGGCATTACGACGCCGCAACTCGAAAACCGCACCTATAAATTCCCCTTCAGTTTTCAAGGCAGGGCAATGCTGTGCGGCCTGCTTTCAACAAATGAAGGCAACAGAATAGATTTTGCCATGCAAGGCAGCACGGAGGGATGGAACGGCGACGATACGAGCTTCGGCGACGGGAAAGATGCGATTTATGTTTCCGGTTCGGAAGAATTGACTTGTGCCTGTGAAGTCTATAATCGCTTGGGAAGCTCTATCTATACCTTCGGCCTTCTCTTTAAAGACCACGAATTGCATCTCCTTTATGGCTCAGATTTTGAAACCTACAAACTCTATCCTATTTCTGTTGTAGTCGGCTGCCCGGCGCCACTTTCACTCGATACATACCAAATAATTGACGTAGGTGAACAGGCGGCTACTCATAATATCGGCATGTGGGTCTCTTTTTCCGGGCCTTATATGTTTGACGCCGGCGGCGTATTCCCGGTGCCTGGCATTGAGGGTTATTTCGACCCGAAAAACCCACGACGCGTGAATTTTGATAAAATTGAAAGGGCTGTGGGCTGGTTTGACCCGGATTATCCGGAATATAATGCCATACTCCCGGCATACACGATTGTTGAAGCGGAAACGACAATTCAGACTTTTGACGATGCGACACTTTCCGGCGCACCGATCCTTATTGCAATCGAAGCCGCTGGATTGATTTATTACGTACAGGCTTATCCCGCCATATCCGCCCTGGCCGGCGGCACAACGGACGACCCGGTTGCGAATCCGCTTACATTTTCAATGGCCACGATCTCCGGCGCGCCGCCCGTATGCCAAATTCTTTCAAACAGCCAGTCATATTATTTTGAGGCCTATCAGACATCAACAGCCACGGTCAATACATCCGGCGTGCCGATAGCGTCACCTGCATACACAGGCGCGTCGATTTCAGGAACACCAAGGATAACCAAGGTTGTTGTAGGCGGTGCTGCATATTATTTCAAAGTATATCCCACAAAAACGGAATCAGACGTGATCACCGAATGCCTGCTATGGGTAGCCTGCAACTGGAAACAAAAACGCTGGTTTCAAAAAGTCCCAGCCGGCGCAGACCATGCCTATCCGCAATTTGCGCTTCGCGTTGCTGACAGCATTGGCAAGGGATATGTTTACGGAACAAGAGATAATGGTCTTGTGATGCGCCTGGAAGACGGCACGACATGGGACGGCGAGGATATCACACAGTCCGTGACGACGGGTAAATTTTTTCCGTCGGGTAAGATTTTTGATATTACCAAGATTACAAAAGTCAAGGTTATCGTGAAAAAGATTATTGAAGACCAGGACATTACAATCATCCATTCGTCGGACGATGAAGACGATACTGTCCTGGGCCCTATCAGCCTTCAGAGCAGCAAGGAATATATTCGCAAGGAATATCCGACTGGCATTGTCGCCTGGGATCATCAGTTTAAGTTTGAGGGAAAAACAAACGCGACAGCCAAAGGCATTCAACCCTTAATATGGGGCTATGAATTCGAGGTAGAACGCGATGACAACGAAGGTGAGAATTAAGATATAAAATTAGGAGAAACGCCATGGCACCACGTATAGAAAACGCCCGGCAACTGGAAAATCTTATCCGCAAAGCAGAGAGTGCGCCGCAACAGGAATCAGCGGCAGTCAATCTCGAACCGGCGGTAACTGAATTTGCCGCGGGGAAGGCCGGTGAAGCAACCCAGGCGGAAGATACAGCGGCACGAATCGCCCTTGCCCGTAAGGAAATAGAAACAAGGAACGTCCAGGCGGACAAGGCATTGACGCTCGCAGACGAAACGCTCGCGGCGCAGAAAGCCGAAGCTGACCGAAAACTCGCCCTATCTAAGGATTATCTCGATTGGTGGGGCAAGCAGAATACATGGGCTTCTCTTATCGGCGGCGGAGCACTCGGCGTGAACATAGTCGGGATTGAGGAACAAAAGAAAAAACAGGAAATCCGCGACGCTGCGGTCCTTGAACTGGGCCAAAGTTACAAAGACCTGGGCACGCGCGTAACAGACTTTTACAAAAATCAGGCAGAAGATTTCAGGCTCAGGCAAGAACTCAACAAACTTGGAAGTTCCGTTTATAACCGTAAATTCGGAAGCGGCTTGAATCTCGCAGACGTGGCGCCAAAGGCGATATTTCTAAAACCGGAACA